AAACAGATAAATATAAGTAAATAGAATTAAAAGTTATAATGTCTCTAATAATAAAGTATTTTTATATGTGTTGAAAATTTCTTATCCCCTATGAAAATTTTTATAATTTTTATAAATTTTTTAATTTTGAATAATTTTAATATAATAATAACAAAAAAAAATTGATTTTTATAATCATAGATTTAAGAAGATAATATAGTAGTTATACAAATATAGAATGACTGAAAAATCTGTTAAATCTGTTAAATCTGATAAATCTGATAAAACTAGTAAATTAAATAAATCGAATACAGTTGATAATAAATATAAGAAATTAGATGATATCGATCATGCTCTATTACGTCCAGACATGTATATCGGTACAGTTGATACAAATATGGTTCCGATGTGGATATATAGTGATGAAGAAAATAGATTTATAAAATCGGATATATTATTCTCACCAGGTTTATATAAAATATTTGATGAAATTATCGTAAATGCTAGTGATCATACAGTACGTAATAAAGATTGTAAAAATATTAAAGTAAATTTTAATAAAGATACAGGAGAAATATCCGTTTGGAATGATGGTCCAGGTATTGAAGTAGAATATCATAATGATACTAAACTTTATGTACCAGAATTAATTTTTGGAAATCTCAGAACATCTTCAACATATGAAGAAAAAGGTAAAATTGTTGGAGGTAAGAATGGTTTTGGTGCAAAATTAACAAATATCTTTTCATCTAAATTTGAAATAGAAACAGTTGATTCTAAAAATAAAAAATATTATAAACAAACTTTTAGTAAAAATATGAGAGAAAAAACTAAACCAATGATTGAAGATTCTAATAAAAGTTCTTATACTAAAATTAGTTTTATTCCTGAATATCATCGTTTTGGATATAAAAGTTTAACATCTGATATACTTGCATTATTTAGTAAACGTGTATTTGATCTTGCTATTTGTACTAATAAACATGTAAATATATATTTAAATGATACTAAAATAGAATGCAAAGATTTTACAAAATATATTAAGATGTATTACGAATCTGAACAAAAATCATTAACATTATTTGATTCTAATTCTAGATGGAAACTAGGTGTTATTTTTGATAATAATGCTGGTCCAGTAAATATATCTTTTGTAAATGGTATCTGTACTTATAATGGTGGTACACATGTAAAATATATAGTTGATCAAATTTGTGATGGTCTTATAGAAATAATCAAAAAGAAAAATAAAGAACTTAATATTAAACCAGATACAATCAAAATGAATGTAACAACATTCCTTGTATGTTCAATTGAAGATCCAACATTTAATTCACAAGTTAAAGATAAATTAACTACTAAATCCAGTGCTTTTGGTTCTACTTGCTAATTAACTGAAGAATTTATTGAAAAGTTTGCAAAAACAGGTATAGTTGATGAGGTTATTAGTTTAGCAGAATTTCGTGAAAATAAAGAACTTAAAAAGAGTGATGGTAAAAAACAAAAAAATCTTAAAGATTTAACTAAATTAGATGATGCAGAAGATGCAGGTGGACCAAATTCTCAAAATTGCCGTTTAATCTTAACTGAAGGAGATTCAGCCAAAGCTTTCGCAAAAGAAGGACTTGAGATTATTGGATCAAAATTATATGGTGTTTTTCCACTTAGAGGTAAATTACTCAATGTACGTAATGCAACTATACAACAATTAGTAAAAAATCAAGAATTTATAAATCTTAAGAGAATTCTTGGATTAAAACAAGGAGTTGAATATAAAACTACAAAAGAACTTCGTTATGGTGGAATAATAATTTTAACTGATCAAGATGCAGACGGTTCACATATCAGAGGATTAATTATAAATATGATTCATTATATGTGGCCAAGTCTTATTATCACTGACAGTTTTATTCAATGTTTAAGAACACCACTATTAAAGATATTCAAAAAAACTGATAAAAAACAAGAAAATCCTAAAATATTTTATAGTTTAAATGAATATAAACTTTGGCGAGAAAATGAAAAAGATAATATTCATTTATGGTTAGATGCTAAATATTATAAAGGGCTGGGAACATCCACTTCATTAGAAGCCAAAGAAACATTCCTTGATTTTGATGATAAAAAAGTAAATTTTGTATGTAATCTTGATATTAGTGATTCAGAAGATAACACAACAAAAGATAATAATTCAGATAGCGATGATAATAATGATGATAATAATGATGATAATAATGATAATGATAATAATAATGATAATGATAATGATAATGATGATAATAAATCAACAAAATCTGAAAAATCAATTACATCACGAAAATCACAAAAATCACAAAAATCACAAAAATCTGTAAAATTAGATGTAAATGATGTTAAGATTAGTAATAAAAAATTAAAACATGTAGATGAATATATAACATTAGCTTTTGAAGAAAAACGCAAAGATGATCGTAAACGTTGGTTAGCAAAATATAATCCAGAAGATATATTAGAAATGATTGGTGATGTTTCTTATAAAGATTTCATTAATCGTGATCTAATTCATTTTTCGAATGCTGATAATGTTAGATCTATTCCATCAATTATAGATTCATTTAAACCATCTCAACGAAAAATCTTCTTTGCAGGATTAAAGAGAGGAAAACGTGCAACTGATATTAAAGTTGCACAATTTGCAGGATATATTGGTTGTGAAACAGAATATCATCATGGTGAAATGAGTTTATTTGAGGCTATTATTGGGATGGCACAAAATTGGCCGACAAGTAATAATATAAATTTATTAGAACCCAAGGGCAATTTTGGTTCTCGTAGTATGCAAGGAAAAGATGCAGCATCACCGAGATATATATTTACTAATATTAATAAATTAGCATATTATATTTTTAGAGAAGAAGATGAACCAATATTAAAATATATAGTTGAAGAAGGAAAATCAGTTGAACCAGAACTATATTATCCAATTATACCGATGATATTAGTAAATGGCGCTAGTGGTATTGGAACAGGATATTCAACTAATGTAATACAATTTAATCCACTTGAAATTGTTGATAGACTTAAAAAAATTATATCAGATGGTGATTATGATGAATTAACACCATATTATCGAGGATTTAGTGGTAAAATAACTAAAGAGAGTGATCAACATTATATAGTTGATGGTATTTATAAGATAATAAATGATGATACCGTTCGTATTACAGAGATTCCAATTAGTCTAAGATCAATGTCATTTGAAAAATACAAAGAATATCTAACTAGTGTTATAATATTAGATAAAAAAGAAGATTCAAATAAGAAAAAAATAATTGATTTTAATATGAAACCATATAATAATAAAGTAGATATATCAGTTCAATTTAAAGCGGGTGAATTACAAAAATTAATTAAATCAGGTGATCTTGAAAAATATCTAAAATTAAATTCAAAACTATCAATGACTAATATGTATCTATATGATGCAAATGGTAAAATAACAAAATATGATTCACCATATGAAATATTAACAGATTTTTATAAATGTCGTTATGAAAAATATGTAATAAGAAAAGAATATCAGATTAAAGTATTAGAAAATGATTTAAATATTGCAAAATATAAACGTATGTTTATTGAGTATATTATTGATAAAAAGATAATAATTGAAAAACAAAAGAAAGATACAATTATTGCTAGATTAAAGGAATTAAAATTTCCACGTCTTGCAAAGAGAATTAATATAGATGAAGAAGAAAAATCCTATCAATATTTAATAGATATGCCTTTATGGTCTTTAACTTATGAAAAAATAGAAGAATTAAAGAAAGAAGAAAAAGATATCCAAAAAGTATTAGATGAATATAAAAATTTAACAATAGAAAAAATATGGATAAATGAATTAGATGAATTTGTTGTTGCATATAATAAATGGGCTAATGAACTCGAAGAAATTAGATTAAAAGAAGAAAAATTATGTGCTAAAAAAATTAGTGTACCAAAGAAAAAGAAAAAATCAACTTAACTTTATTTAATCAACTTGATTTAGTTTTTTTTATTTTTTTTTTCGGTTGGGAATTATCTTTAGATAATTCCAAGCATAAAATATTGTCTTTAACAATATTTTTTGGTTTATTATCTTTATTATCTTTATTATCTTTATTATCTTTATTATCTTTATTATCTTTATTATCTTTATTATCTTTATTATCTTTATTATCTTTATTATCTTTATTATTTTTATTATCTTTATTATCTTTATTATCTTTATTATCTTTATTATCTTTATTATCTTTATTATTATTTAAATTTAATAATAGGGATAGATCTTTAGAACAAATAATAATTTCAGATGAATCTTTACTTTTATTCATACCATATTTCCATGATTCAGATGAAATATAATAATCTTTATATAAATCTCTAATATAATCACAATTATTATAACATAATAACCATAGTTTTTTATTTTGTATTTTTTCATATAATTCATTATGATTAAATTCTTCATGTAAATCACCATTATTACCATATAATTTTGATTTTTTACCAAGATAATATGGCGGGTCTATAAATATAAATTTATCATTTGGAATTTTATCAAAAAATGATGTAAAATCTTCATTTGAAAATTCTATATTAGAAATATTTATTTTTTTAAGACGTTCGATTGATGCATTATTAAATCTAAGTTTACTAGATTCCTCTGAAAATCCCCCAGATGTAGTACTACCACTAAATGATGATCTATTAATTGCAAAATAATATGCAGATCTAGTATAATTATTTATTTCATTATTTTGTAATTGTTTTTTATAATCAATAAATTGTTCTTTAGTAATAGGATGTATTTTTTTAACTTCTTCTATTACTTTATCATTATTTAATTTTAATGAATTCCAAAAATTATATAATGGTTCAAATTTATCATTTGCAAAAATCTTAATATTATTTTGCTGTTGAATATGTCTTTCAACAGATCCGCCGCCAAAAAATGGTGAATATAATACATCAATATTCTGTGGAATATATTTATCTAATATTTTAATTGCTCTTGATTTACCACCAGGATATCTTAATATATTTATATCATTCATTTTATTTTTATTAGTTAACTTATCTTTATTAGTTAACTTATAAATATTTTTTGTAAATAATTTATCAATATTTAATATTTTTGTATCATATTTTAAACTTAATGATTTTGTTATAGATTTACTTGCATTATGTATTCTTAAATCGATATTAATTTCATTATCAAATAATATATTGATATGATTATCTTTAATATCAATAGAATTGATTTTTTTTGGATTTACTATCTTACAATAATTATAAACTATAATACTATTTTTAATAGAATCATGATTTATAACATAAATATTATCATAAGATATAAGAAATTTATAATAATATAATACTTGTTCTGGATTTAATTTTTCTAAATATTTTTGTGTTAATTTATTGAAATCATCATATAATTCATTTTTAGTAGTTTTATTTATTTTATTAAATGTTATATCATTTTTTATTAATTCATACCATTTTTTATTGCAAGTCGCGTAATCTTTTTTAAATTTTTCAATATCTTTATCATTAAAATTACATTGATTATATAGTGTTGATGGTCTTTGATGTTTTATTGATAAATTATTTACTTTACAACTTAGTCCGATATATTCTCCACTATTTTTATATAATTCTATATCCGCCACATTTCCTTTAATACCGTCTTTATCTTCTGTAAATTTTATTTTATGATAATTATTAAGATTTTCCTTTTCAAAAATATTTGTATAATCATTATCAAATATTAACTTTTTTAATTTATCTTCTAATTTATTAAATTTTTGTTTGGTTTTATCATCATAAAATATATAACCTTTATCTACAAAATATTTAGCAATAGAATATTCAAATTTATCACCACATAATCTACTTTTTGCCATATATACTAATTTATTATATATTAATTTATTATATATTAATTTATTATATATTAGTTAACTTATCATAAATTTAATCAACTTTTTTTGGAGTCCATTTTATATTAATATTATCAGTTGGTCCATTTATTATTTTATCACCATAAAATTGTCTCTTACTCATATTATCACCAAATTTTACATCTAAATCATTTAATTCTGATTTTTGAGTAGGATATTTAATATCAAAAAAATTATGATAAGTTATTGGTAATTTATTTATATCTTGATATGTTATTAATTTTTTTGGTTTATTTTTTTCATAATAATATAAATCATAATCATGATCATTATTTGATTTAGTATTATAACACTTATATAATCTATTTCCAATCATATTATCATTACGTATTGCTAATTGATTTAACATAAATAAAGTTTTATTACAAACTATATCACTTGTTTTATAATTTTGCCAATAAGGATGAACTTCAATAACAGGCATTGATAATGATGTTTTTGAAATATAACAATTTTTATTTTGTTCATTATATCCGAAACCACCAGTTCCATAAATCGATGATGCTATATCGGCACATTTTTCGATAGAATCAATATTCCGAGTGATTATATCATAATTTTCTTTATTTTTAGATAAAATAAACATAATTATCATTAATAAAATTATCATTATTAAAATTATCATTTAAGTATATTATTATATAATTTAATTATAGAAAAATATGAATTGTTCTCAAATATTTAAAATAATAAAAGATAATATTAATGATCATACCTTAATTAATTTTAATATAAATATTTTAATAAATGATTTTTTTGAATATAATTATAATGATATTATATATAATATTATAATAGATATAGATGATCCAATATTTGTTATAAATTTTTTAAATAAATTTATAGACAGTATTCCAGATTATAAAGATTTAATTATTATTGATATTATTAAAAAAACAAATATAACAAATAAATTAAAACATTTATTTTTATTAGATTATGCTAATAATAATATGTTATTTAATATATATCAATTTAAAAATTTAACTAATAATAATTATGTTGACATTTTAGATTTTATTGTAATAATTGGTAAGATAGATATTATAATTGAATTATTAAATAAATATTTTATAGATAAAATTAGGTATGTTAATATATTTACATTAATAACAAGTTTGATATCATATCATAAAAGTATTAATGATAATTATATATATATTATATTTACAAAATTATTAATAAATTTTATTAATAATATATTACCTTTATTTGAATTAACAGAAATCATAAATAATATTTTAATTGAAAATTATAATCATTCAAATACGCTTGACATATTAGGCTCAACATCTAATGTTGAAAATAATACGCTTGACATATTAGGCTCAACATCTAATGTTGAAAATAATACGCTTGACATATCAAACTCAACCAACCGCAATGAACGTAATAAACTAGAATTAATTATAGATTTTTATATATATGTAATAGATAAATTTAGTGTATATTTTGATATAATTGCAATAAATAATTCTGTTGAAATACTAAATGTAATTATAAATAATAAATTATTAGTTAATAATAAAATAACTTTAATAAATAAGTTAAAAGAAATAATAATACAAAATTATCTGAATATTCATGAAAAAATAGATTTATTTACCAATTTAATGAAAATACTATTACGTGAATCAAATGAAAATATATTAGATAATTTTGTTATTTATATATATTTTATATTTAATAATATAAATTTTCTTGAATGGATGAATATTGATGAAAAAATAATAATATTTGAATTATTAGCTAAGATATTTATGAAATTGAAAAAATATAAAAAATTAAATAGTGATTATAGTGATAATATATTATATTATATTTTATATTATGAGAATGAATGTTTTAATTTATTAACAAAAATATTAGAAAAAAATATAGATTTTACATTATATAACTTAATAAAAGGATCTACGTATAATTTACTAACAATAATTAATATATTTATTGATATTGAAGATTATTATTTTGAAAACATCAAAGATAAATATATAACAGATTTATTTTATAAAAATAACTTAAATATGTCAGTTATGATTAATTATTTAATAAATAATAATAATTTACTTAATATAATAAAATTTAATTCAGATATATTATTAAAAAATATAATTATTAGTAAATTAATATTGATCCATAAATATTCAGATTTAGATATATTTCCATATATTGGTATTGATTATGAAAACTATGAAAAATATATTAATGATAAAAATATAAAATTATTTAACGATATTAATGTTAAATTATTAATATTAAAAAATAAATATGAAGATATGAATAAACGTTTGGAAACATTAAATCCATTACATATAGATAATATATTTAATATAGAAATCAATGATCCCGTATTATTACCTAATTGTAATGATTTATTTGAAAAAATAACGATGATGTTATTATTAAGAGAAACAAAAAAACATCCATATACAAGAGAACATATAACTATTAATAATTTGTTAGAATATAATAATAAAGAAGATATAAAAAATAAAATAAAAATAATTTTTAAATGAATATAATATATATGACCATACATAAATTAACACATGAAGATTTACAATATAGAAATCTTAATAAATTTACAGATGTTATATATGATAATTTTATTGAATTAAATAATAATCCAAAATTATTACATACAAAAGATGAAATAAACAAAACATTAAATTCAGAAGATGTATTATTATTATTTTCTGTTGATAAAAACAAAAAAAATAAATCAGTATTAGATGGATTTTTAGTAGGAACTATTATGGAATTAGATGATAGAAGAAAAGTATTATTTATCAGTTATATTTATGTTGCAGAAAGTAAAAGAAGATCTGGATTAGGAACATTATTGATGGATATTGCAGAAGCTGAAGCATATAAATATAAATGTAATGGTGTTATGTTAATATTTGATACATATGATGCAGTACTTGTAAGATTTTATGAAAACAGAACTTATATGTTAGATATAAATTTAAGAAGATTTGAAAGACATGACGTTTTTTATAAAACTCTTTAATTTATTAAAGAGTTTTATTAAAAAACCTGGCAAAATTATTTTTCCATAAGTTTTAGTAAATATAGATCATCTTTAATAAATTCATCTGGTGTTTCTAATATTAATGGTATACCTAATTTAAAACCAAATTTTATTATTTCTTTTAATCCTTCTAATTTAATTGTACCATTTTCAAGATTATCATGTCTGTCAACATTTGATCCTAATTTTGTTTTACTATTATTTAAATGTATTAATTTTATATTTTTTAATCCAATATATTTATCAAATTCTTTTAAATAATTACCAACTGATTCTTTAGTATTAATATCGTATCCTGCACTAAATATATGACAAGTATCTACACATATACCAAATTTCTCTGATATATTTGTATTTTTATGATTTAATAATTTATTAATAAATTTTGATAAATCTTCAAGATGAATACACATTTCACTACCTTGACCAGAAGAAGTTTCTAATAAAATTTTAATAGGAATATCTTTTATCTTTGTTGTTATATATAATAATGAAGAGTACATATTATTTAAAGCAACTGTAAGATCAATATTAAGACTTTTACCAAGATGTAATACAATTAATTTTGCACCAATATCGTTAGCTAATTTTATTTCTAATATTAATTGTTGTATCCACCAACTATATTCATCCCATTGTTGTGCTATATTAATAGTATATGATGAATGTATTATAAGTTGAATATTATATTTATTTATTATTTTTTTAAATTCATCATATATTTTTATATATTTTTTATCTAAATTAACAAACATCTGTATACATTTTAAATCTTTATAAGTTTCTATTTGATTTATAATATTAGAAGGAGCAGAATCAATATGAAGACCATACATATAATATGTTTATAAAAATTGAATATTAATTTAAATATTAATTTAAATATTAATTGATTTAATAACAATTATATAATTTATGTTTTATGTTGATAAATATATACCAAAATCTATAGATGAAATATTTTTTCATAAGAAAATATATGAATTATTAAAAATAATGGCAGAAGATGATTCGGTTCCTCATTTATTGATTAATGGTCCTGTTGGTAGTGGTAAAAAAACAATGGTAAATATATTTATGAACTTATTATTTGGAGATACAGTAAATCTAATTCGCAATGTATCATATACAGTAAGTGGATCAGGAAATACAATGACAATTGAAGAGTTTCAGCAAAGTTTTCATCATATTTTTATTGAACCAAAAGGAAATAATCATGATCGATATTTAATTCATGATGTGATAAAAGTATACGTTGGACGCGCAACATATAATGTTATTAAATCAAAACATAATTTTAAATTAGTAATAATAAATAATGTTGATATTATGTCTGAATCTGTACAATTTTCATTACGAAGAACAATCGAACAATATAGTGACCAATGTAGATTTATAATTATTTCAAATTCAATATCAAAGATTATTAGTCCTTTATCTAGCAGATGTTTATGCATTAATCTTAAATCACCAGATAAATCTGAAATTATTGAATATTCATTAATGATATCTCAAAAAGAAAATATTAATTTAAGTTTAGATCAAATGGCACATTTATTATCAAAATATTATGGTAATATTAAAAATGTATTATGGATATTGCAAATATATAATATTAATAATATATATTTAGAAAATATTAAAAATTTTTTAGATACATTAAAAACATTATTTAATAGATTAAATATTGATTTTAATAATCAATATTATTTAAAATTAATTAATAAAGCAAATAGTGATAATATATTTACGTATAAAAATATTGATAAATTTTTAAATGATATTGGAAATGAAATATATGATTTATTCATAAAAAATATTAAAAATAATCTTACAAAAAATATTTATGATACATATTTTGCAAATACTAATATATTTTTAAATAAAATAACAAAAACCAATTATAAAACTATAAAATATATTAATACAGAAAAAAAATTAAAATTAGATGAAACTATTTTTAAAATTAAGACTAATTTTTATGATTTATTAATTCATATAAAATTATTAGATCCAAATTTAAGTTCAGAAAAAACATATGTTCAATTATATAAATATATTAAAATAGGTGATTTAAAATTAATGAATAATATGAGAAATATAATTTTTAATTTGTTAATTACAAATATAAAAGGTACAGATATAATAAAAATGCTTTTAGATAAAATTATAAATGATGAAAAATTAATTCATAATAAAAAAAATAAAATAATTAATATATGTAAGGAAACAGAATATGGAATAATAAAAGGTAGAAGAGAAATTAATCAATTTGATAATTTATTAATCACTATAATTAATATTTTATTATCTTAATTTTTTTATCTTAATTTTTTTATCTTAATTTTTTATCTTAATTTTTTTATCTTAATTTTTTTATCTTTATATTATATCATAGATAAATTTTATTATCCTTTATCCGCCTGAAAAAATATACATGAATCTAAAATGGCATAAGTATTAAAACATCTGAAAAATAATCATCACAAATCATCATCATAAATCATCATCACAAATCATCATGATTATTTGACGAAAAAATTGAATCATATAATATCTGATAATTTAATTTAAAGATAATATTATTATAAATATAATATGTGTGGTATTTGGTTCTATACTCAATTAATTAATTCATTTAATCATGATAAAATAAAAAAATGTTCAGATGAAATTAAAAAAAGAGGTCCTGATCAATCTATTAATAAATATTTAAATTTTGGAAATTTTGAACTCTTTTTTACATTTCATCGTCTTGCAATTATGGATCTTAGTCCATTAGGTGATCAACCATTTATTTTTGAAAATAATGATGAAAAAATATATTTAATGTGTAATGGAGAAATTTATGGATACTTAAATCTTATATCAGAATACAAATTACAAGATAAATTAAAATCACATTCTGATTGTGAAGTATTACTTCATCTATATAAAATTCTTGGTTTAGAAGGATTATATAATATATTAACATCCAGAGATGATGTATCTGGTGAATTTGCTCTTATTATAATTCATATGAAAAATGATACATGTAATATTCATTATATGAGAGATTTTTGTGGTAAAAGACCACTTTATTTTGCAGAATATGATAATATTGTGGGATATGACGCAATAGTTTATGATTTTAATTCATTATGTTTAACTTCACAATTATGTGGAATTCCATTTCCAGAAAATCACTATAAACGTTCTGGACAAGTATCTGCATCTACTTTTGGAACATATACATTATATAAAAATTTAAATCATATTATTCATACTTTACAAAAAACTGAAAATCTACGTAATATTCCTATTACTATTTTTGATGAACAAATAGCGTGTGATAAAATATATGAAACATTTATGAAAATTATTGAAGATCAGATGGTTTCTGATCGTGAAGTAGCATTTATGTTAAGCGGTGGTCTTGATTCTAGTTTATGTGCAGGTGCTGGTGCACATGTATTAAAGAATAAAGGTTTAACAAATAAGATAAAAACAATTTGTATTGGTTTAGAAGGTGGTACAGATGAGAAATATGCCAAGATGGTTGCTGATTATATTAAATCAGATCACATGCATATTTTATGTACAGAAGATGAATTTATAGATTGTGCAGAAAATAGAATTACTCATAAAATTGAATCATATGATATCACATCAAATAGAGCATCCGTTCCTCAATTAATTTCTGCTGAAAAAATACGTGATAATACAAATTGTAAAGTTATTATTGTAGGGGATTATGCTGACGAGGTATGTGGTGGATATAATGAGACGAAATATGCACCATCGGTTAATGATTATAAAGAAAGAATTTATGAATTAACAGAAGATATTATCTATTTTGATGGACAACGTGTTGATAGATGTATTGGTGGATCTGGACTTGAAGCACGTATGCCGTTTGCTGATCATAGATTTATTAAATTATATATGTCAATAGATCCTAAACTACGTATGGCACGTAATGGATGTGAAAAATATCTACTCCGCAAGGCATTTGATGGGAAAGGAATTATACCAGATGAAGTATTATGGAGACCAAAAGAAGCATTTTCTGATGGTGTATCATCACTTAAAAGATCGTGGTATCAGATTGTACTTGATTATTTTGATAAAAAATATACTGATGAAGATTTAGAAAAAGCAAAAAAACAATTTACATGGAATACACCATATACAAAAGAATCTTTACATTATAGATTAAAATTTAATGAAAAATATTCAAATACTCAAGCTGTTATAGTACCATATTTTTGGTTACCAAAATGGGGTAATGTACGTGAACCATCGGCACGTATACTTAGTGTATATAAACAATAATCATTTATTTAGTGGTGTAAAGAATAATTTATTTTATTCTAATAATATTCTTACAGTTTGTTCAACCCACTCTTTATTTTGTGATAAATCGAATGTTGCTTCATTAAAAATTATGTTATATTCTGTATTATTAAAATTAAAATTACACCAATCTTCTGGTATATCATAATCATTTAATTTTAATGCACACCATATTAATGGACACCAAACATGAGATTGTGTTCGTGGTTTATGTATAGTAAAAAATACTACGTCTAAATTATACATATCTATTTTTCTGAACATGTCTCTGATATCATCAATATTGTTTGTTTCTAACATACGATTAAATAATATAACATTATCATTACCTTTTAATGCAATCATTTGAATTGGATCTTCTGGAGTACCGCTATTATAATTTAATAATTCATTTATTGTTGCATGAATATTTTGTATATCTTCATTATCTATAAATGTTGTAATATCTGTTATATATTTATTTAATCTTTGATCTAATTCTGGTTTTTTTATTATATTTTCAAAATTATGTGTTACATGTGATGCAATATCATTAACCTTAACTTTATCCCCATATATTATTTGTTCTTGTATATCTGCTGCAATATGACCACCAGGAGAATTATTTTTTTTACTCCATTTTCTTATTTTTTCTTCTTCTATTTGTTCAGGTGTTTGAACAACAGATCTAACAGGGGAAGCTGTAGATGCCCCATCATCATGATGGGTTATATGTGGCATTGTACCACATTTATATCTATATTGATATTTGTTCGTATTACCAGATGCGTCATTTCCTCTAACTAATTGTAGAGAATTTAAATATTTTCCATCAGGACATTCTACATTATGTTTATCTAAATAATATATTGCTCCATTTTCTTGTTCACCTAATTCAGAACCATCAGTATCGAGTGGTGTTTCATGATCAGTAATATCATATAAATTTGCATCTGTACAACGATAATCATAATTTATAAGATCATCTTCTTTATTGAGTTTTATTTTTGATAATGCATATGTTGGCAGACATTGAATATTATGACGATCTAAATATATAGTATTTCCATTACCATAATCATTTAATTCTGTTGGTATTTCAAAATTATCTGGATTTAATAATTGATTTCGATCACAGGTAAATTCATAATAAATACTTCTAGATGGAGGATCTGTTCTACGTAAATGAAGTTTTTTTAATATTTGATTATCTGGACAATTAATATTATGATGTGTTAATTCTGCAGTTTTTAATGTTACTTCTGGATATGCAGGTGTTATCAAACCTCCTGTTTGTGTTAAATTTTTATAATGTAAATTTTTATAATGTAAATTTTTATAATTTAAATATTTATTTTTATATTTTAAATATTTATTTTTATAATTAATATTCATTATATAATATATATATATAATTAAAATTATTTTTTAGAGATTGAAGTTATTAAAGATTGGAGTTATCAAAGATTGAAGTTATCAAAGATAACTAGCAATCTATAGGAATTTAAGGGATAATTGATTTTGCATAAGTTCATTATATTGTGATTGAATAATATTAATCTTTTCAATCTTATCAATAAATGAAAAAAAAATGTATATTAAAACAGCAATTAAAATAGAAAATATTGGTAAAGATAATAAAGTTTTATTTTTAGTGGTACCAAATGATCTAAATCTATGATGTTTTTTATCATAAATAAAATCAGGTTTAAATATTATTATAGATATAATTATTAATATATATACTTTTATTGAATTTGATAATATTTTACTCATACTTATTATATATTAATAATAATTTAATATCTTTTATCCGTTAATATTTTTCAGGTGAATAAAAAGATACTGAATATATAATCAACTTAATATATAATCAACTTAATATATAATCAACTTAATATATAATCAACTTAATACATACCAGATGTTAAAGGTTTATATGGTGTCTCACTTGACATTCTAAATACTGCCATATCATTTATTTGTTGTGGTGCAATACTGATATTAAAACCATCAGATTCAATTTGTCTTTGTTTATATTTATCTTTTAATACTTTTAATAATAATTCTTGATCAACCATATCATCTTTTTCAATATTTGAAAATTGATAAAAATCTTTTCTTTCTACAGGATCACCATATTGATAATTAGTTAAAAATCCAATTACAGCAATTTCTTCAATTCTAACATTATAATCTTGTTCAGCATCTTTATCATTAAATTGTCGGTCAGCATTTATAGGAATGTTATCCATGATAAAAGATATCTTAACAACCATTTGATCATCAACATTTTTCTTTTTGATAATCATATGTACGATAAAATTAATTTGATCTTCTGTTACAAATTTTTCAACTTCATCAATTTTAATTAATTTAATTTTAGATCTAACAGCTGGACCCCAATGTAGATCTTCAGGTAATCCTAATTCTTTTTGTTGACGTCCCCAACCATCAATTTCCATTTTTTTTTCTTCGGCTAACTCATCCCACCCTGATTGAGGAGTAATTTCTTCTGTAACATTATATTTTACATCATTATTTATTCTTTTAATAAATGCTTTAACAAGAGGTTTTACTTGCATTGGATCAACATCAATTTGTTTAACTGGTAACATAGATCTATTAAAAAGAGGTCTTTGATCAGGAGCAACATTGTTAAAAGATGTAATAATATCTCTATAATCATTATGTACTTTCATATCAATAAAATATGGATTAACTGGTTCATATTTAAATTTATGTGGATTTTTTGCATGTTTTATTTTATAGATTAAATTATTAGAAGTATTATCTTTTTTATGAGACATTTGATCAAAGATATCATCTAAATATGAATAATCTTCTTCTTCGTATAAATCAGAATTGTGTGCATTTCTATCTGATAATTTTTCTTGATTTTTATAAATCATATATCCTAAAAATACAACAATTAAAATAATAATATAATTTAATAGGGTCATATATAAATTAGTAGATCAAAAAATATTTTTATTTATAATTTATTTATAAATAATTTATTTATAAATAAAAAAAATATAATTTAATTGTTATTTATATTAAAATATTTTTATATAAGTAAATTATTTTTGTAATCTATATAATCAAAACTATAGTTTTCTACAAATCCATCATCTAAAGTTCTTTCAAGATTTCTTTCATAACTCGCTTCATAATCGTATTCATCACCTTCAATATCAAGTGCTTCTTGTTCTTCAGTTGCATCATCCATTTTATCTTGATCTTCTTGTGATACTTCTTTCTTGTCTGGATCTATTGCTTCTTCATATATACCTTCTGTTTCACCAACTTTATCTTTAACTTCATTAAGATATAAAACAGAATTTATAATATAATGAAATCTCTTTAGATCTTTGTCAATTTGTATTTTTTCTTCATTATATATATTAAAATTAATATTTATAAAATCTAATATTAATGAAGATAAATATATTCTAATATTTTTTGATGGATTATATTCATATAATTTATTTAATTCATTAACAAAATAAAATAATATTTCATTACCTATATTATCATATTTATTAATTTTATCATAATTAATAATATTTATATCAGAATCAATATTTATTTCATTATCATATTTTGATACACTATTATCAGCAAAGTTTTTCCAATGTCGTAAAAATAAATGAGAACCATTTTTACTGATAATCTCAACAGTTCCTAATTTTTTATTATATTTTTCTATTAAATTCTCAAATTTATTATTAAAATAATTCTCTTCTTCATTAACTCTGTCATATTCATCTTTTTTCTTTTGAATAAAATAATTTGTTTTCATTCTATTAATCAATCTCTGAAATCTATAAATAATATTTTTAAGTAAGTCAATTCTATCTCTAATTATATTATTTATTTTTTTATTCTTTAATTCATTATTTTCTCTATCTCTATCTTTATCTCTATCTTTATCTCTATCTTTATTTTTATCGTCATGATTAATTACATAATATTTAGTTTTATAACCTAACATTTTAAATTTATTAAATAAAGAATAAATTATTTTTATTTTTTTATCAGGTAATACATTTAATACATAATTTTTATTTTCTTCTTTATAACCTAATAATATTTTTGTAATTGCATCATAATAAACTTCAATTTTACCTGTTTTATAACTTGTATAATATAATACATCCATATTAAAAAATGGATGATTATTTTTATATTGAATTTTATTATCTTTCTCTGATAATATAATATCTTTATCTAATTTATTTCCAAGATGATTATGATTTAACATATAAACATCATTTCTCATTAATATAATATTTTTTGTCATCTCATCTGTTATATTTTCTTCAATATTTGTAATTAATGTATCAATAAATTTATATGGATTTTCTTTTGATGTATTTTTTTCATATTCATTTTTAATTCTATTTTTAAGATCTTCAATATATTTTAAATATTTATTATCATTATGAATTAATTCATTTTGATATTTATTAATTTTATCAAAAGATGTCTTTTTATTTTCTATTAAAAATTTATCAAGCTTATTAAGTTCATCTTCTGTATATTTAGTATTTTCTTCTTTTTTACATTTATTACATATATTTTTACCAGATTTATCTAACATAAATTCATGTAATAATCCATCAATAAAACAATATTTTTTTGATAAATTATCTAATTCTACATAATGAAATTTTTTAATAATATTTTCACTTTCTTTTTTGTCAAGTTTAAGTTCAGATGTTTTTTGATTACATATTTTACATTTTAACATTTTTTCAAAATATTCAAATTTATGAAATTCACCCGATGGACAGTTTGTAATATTATTAATGTTATCATATTTCTCATAAATCTTATCTTTAATATTCATGATCATTCTAGGAGGTCTTATTTTTCTCCATTGAGTAACTGGTTCAAATTCAGTATCATATTTTCCATCTAATGTAAACAAATCGGTTTTTGTTAATATAAATGCTTTTTTATCACCAATATTTGATGGTTGATGTTGTTCTTTAAATCTATTATATAAATCTTTATTTGAAAACATAGAATTTAATTTTTTATAGAATTTAGTTTTTAATATTTCAAATATTTTATTTTTTTTATTATCTTCTTCTGCATTTTCTATTATACTATTTATAATATCAATCACTGTATGAATTATCATTTTTTGTATAAGTGGTAACATTTTTTGTCTATATGCTTTATCATTAACATGCTCTTTATAATCATATGACCATAAACTATATTTAACGCAAAAACATGATATAGAATATAACATAAAACAAAATATTTCATAATTAACAACATCTACAGTATCATTTTTATTATTTTTTCTAAATTTTAATCCACTAAATATTGTTTGATATACTTTATCAAATACTGCAAAATTACAAAATCCTTTTTTATCATTATTAAAATAAGATAATTGAGTATCATTAATTTCTAACATCATCAAAAATATTATGTAGGATAAAATATTATTTTGTTTTATTGGTTTATAAAAATCTTTATCTTTACTTGAAAAAACAAATATAGAATTTTCTAATGGAAATACGAATAATTTTGATAAATCTCTATTAATTCCATATAATTTATCAGCCATTTCATTACGTTCTTTTAATATTTTATTTAATTTTGCATTATTTGCATTAATTATATCAATTGCATCTCTGACAACTAATTTACGTCTTGATTTTACAGTTGGATTAGAACCAACAAAATAAGGTATTCCGACTATTAAGCCTATTTTTTCAATATATTTATCAATATTACGAATAGTACCTTTATATTTTTCATATTCAACTATATCTTCCAATGGTATATCCAATGGCATACTATAACTAATAAAATGATGATTATCATCAAAAGATCCATCTGCTACATATTTTTTAATATTTAAGTAAAAACCACAACTTTTACATACAAAATCACCTTCTACATTTTCAATAACATATTGTTGTATAAATTCATATAATTTATCAAGAAATAATTTAGGATTTTCTTGTTTTAATCCACCAAGTCTATCCCATGTAATATTATGTTGACATACACCATCAATAATTTCTTTATCTTCATATTCTCCTGTTTCTGTTAATTTAGATATATTAATTTTAACATGTTGAAATTTATTTTTTTCTGATATTTTTTTAAAATCTGGTAATATTATTGAATCTTTTGATAATCCATAAACTTTATCTTCTAATTCATCGTATTTTATTTGTAGTTTTTTTATTAATTCTAAATATATTTTTTTTTCTAATTTTAATAATATTTTTTTTTTATAAATTGTCATTATCTTATTATTATAAAAATCAATAATACGTTGAATATTAACAATATCTTTATTTTTATTTTCTGATATTTTTCTAATTATAACATCATAAGTTTTATTTTCTAATTCATCATATAATGATGTTAATATATGTTTTATTTGATCCGATCTTGTAAATTTATTTTGTTGTTCATATGATTCAGTTTCTATTTTATCATTGTCTGGATTAAATAACCAAAAAATATTTATCTTATTTTTTTGTCCGTCTAACATATTATCTATTACATCTAAAGTATTTTTATAACCATTTTTTAATTTACTATTTGTATTTACATTTATAATATTTTTATTTTTTATACAATATGGACTATTCTCTGATTTTAGTAAAAATCCTACAAAATTAATTAACATATCTTTTGATCCAATACGCATATCAATATAATTGTTTGGTTTTTGTTTAAATTCAGATGAATTTTCAAAGTTAACATAACGAACAGAATCTATTGTTTTTGTCATTGGTAATATAATACCATTTGTTGATTCTTTCATATTAATATATGGATATTTCATTAAATATTCAAGATCCTTATAAAATTCTAAATTTTCTGCTGATAATTTACCTTGATTAATAAATTTATTTATTATTTTAATATCTTCTAAATTATTTATCAATACTACTTTTCTATTTAACATTGGTTGATAATATAATTTTTTTGCTTCTGTATGATTTGCAGAAATATTTAGATTAGTTGCATTATCTACTTTTGTTATAATATATCTAATTTTAGTATCTTCTTTCTTCTTTTTATCTTCAGAACCAGAAAATCTATCATAATTTTCATTATCATTATGGTATAATAATAAATCATCAATAATAGGAATAAACATTTTAGTATTGATTAATTCTATAATTTTTTCTTCTGCAGTTTTATCAAATTCAATTTCATTCATTTCTGATTCATATATATATTCCCATATTAAAACTGCCGTTCCTGCTAATATCTGTTTTTTTGTAAGAAGTGATTCTATTGTTGATATATCAATAATTTCTTTAACAGGAATAACAATATCAATAAAAGTAAATTCATTTTCAGTAGTTTCTAATAATTCTAATATTCTAAATAATTCTTTTTTTTCTAAATTTTTATATAATTTTATTATTATTAATGTTTTTAAAATATTATGACATCTTATATATTTTTTATCTTCAATTAAAAATGCTGATGTAATAAATTGTGCACCAAGACTATTTAAAAATTCAACAATATGTTTATATTCTGTTTTTTTTGATAATAATTCTCTTTTTTGTTTATTTTCACTATCTAATAAATTTTTAATTCTTTTTATATCACTATAAAAATCTATAATAAGTGCATTACTTTCTGAATTAAAAAAATCAGTAATTTTAAATCCATATTCAGATTGATTTTTTGTAAATTCAATTATATTATTTGTATATAATGTATCACTTGCTTTATAATAAAAACCTATGAATAATAATAAATAAATAGTAATATATTTTTTAATAACATCAAGTACTTTATTTATTATATCATTATTATTAAAAACTTGTTTTAATTCACTAATATTTATATTTTTCATATATGTTTTTAAAATATCATTAATATCACTTTGATATTTAACAAAATTAGTTTCATTTAATATTTTAGAAATTCTTGTATCTGATAATATAACTGTTTGATTAAAATCATCTATTATTTTATCAATTAGATCATCAATTTTATTAATATACATTTGATTAAAATATAATATAATCATAGAATTTAAGTTTTTATATATTCGTTAATTATTATTATTCAAATTATATAATGATTTTATAATATGACTACTAATTTCGAAAATAATTTAAAAAAATATATTTATGATATAATAAATAAATATAATGATAATTTTATCAATTATATCAATAATAATCAAAAAATAAATAATATGAATATTAAAAAAGTAGATAATTTATATATATTAACATGTAATAAAATATTCTATAATCTAATACATAATGATTCATTTTTAAATATTATAATACATGATTTAGAATATTGTATATTTGATATATCATTAGAATTTATTATTATTAAGAAAAAAAATATATTATTGGAAAAACCATATATAACAGAAAATATTAAAAATATAAAAGATAATTGGAATAAAATAAAAATATATCAACATATTGGTATCAATACAATAATATTTAAATATGATGATATAATATATTTTTTTGATTTTTATGAAAATAATATTAAAAATATATTAAATGATAAAATAATTTATAATAATTTTTTGAAATTAAATAAATCATTAAATAACAATGATAGTATTGATGCTAATATTATAATAAATAAATATAATCATTTAATGTATTATAAAAATAATGATATTGTAGAAGAAATACAACAAATTAATGATATCCATGTACATTTTTCATGTTTTGATGAATTAATATTTGAAATAGAAAATATATCAAAAAATAATGAAATTAAAAAAAAATTAACAACAAATGGATTTGTTATAAAATATGAAAATAATAATTATATAATTAATACATATATATATCAAAAAATTCACGATATGATGATTTTAACTAGAAATATTAATGAAGCATATTTAGAATTATATAAAAATGATAATCTTAATTTTGCTATTTATTTTATGACACCTTATACTAATGAAATAATAAAACGTGTGAATACATCAATGAAAACAATATCTAAAGAATTTTTAAATATTTATCATATTACACGAAATAAATCTAATTCTGATTTATATAATATATTATCTAATAATTATAAAACTATATTATTTGATTTACATAAAATTTTTATAATGGTTAGACAAAATGAAAAAAAAAATGAAAAAAAAAATGAAAAAAATATTGAAAAAAATATTGAAAAAAATATTGAAAATAATGATGAATTCTTTTTTATTAAAAAATCTCTAAATCATGAAATAATTTATAAATATTTAAAAAAAATAAATATTGATTTATTAAGTAAAATATATACTGATAGATTACAATTAATTGAAGAGATAACAAAAATAAAAATAGATATTGATAATATGAAATTTGATACGAATGATTTTAAAATATTATTTAATGATTGTATAAATACTAAAACTATGGGATTCTTATTAAAATTATGATTTTGATATTATGATTTTTATATTATGATTTTGAAATTATGATTTTAAAATTATGATTTTGATAATTTATTTGTATTATTTAATATTACTTTTATTTTTTTAATTAAATTATCACAAATTTCAATTATAATATCAGATGGAGATTTTTTACCATCTGTTTCTATTTTTAATATCATACTTTTAATTTGATGATCTGGTTTTGCAATACCACTATATAAAACATTTGTATGATCTTGAATTTCAAAATTTAAAGGTTCTAATAATGTAAAATCTTCATCATCTAATGTTAAAATTAATATTTTTTCTGCATTTATTTCTTTTGAATTTACTCTTTTAATTATATCATTTTTTAAATCATCATATTTTTTAATTAAAAATTCACATGCAAGTTTTAAGATTTTATATTCTGATAATTGTCCTCTAGATTTTAAAAATAATTCTCCAGATTTATATATTCTTTCTCCATTATCTTTTATTTCTTCATCATATGTCGCCCATCCATTAGAACACGAACAATATATTGTATTATTCTCTCCAATTCCTAAAGATGATGACATCATTGCTTTAAAACTATCATTTGGACGAAGTAATACAACTAATATTGGAGCTTCATGATCAAACATTTCAACTTGTTCATCATTGATATAACATTTGACATCTTTTGTAGTAACTGCTTTTATTTCATTTGAATTATTATGTGAATTTATATATATTTTTATATTTTTTTCATCTGGATGTTTTTCTCTGTTAGTGTCTGCATAATTAATACCTTTCCAATATTTATTATGTAAAAATGATAAATCTGAATTTATATTAAATACTGGAATTTGTGATAATCTTAATCTCATATAATCATTATTGAAAGCTACACAAGTATTTTGTTCAATTAATATATTTGATGGATTGAATGCATGAGTTGGGATATAATTTACACATACACGTCTTAGACATGATAATAGTTTTATATTACAATCTTTTCCAGTAATTTTAAGACATAGTTCACTTGATTCATGCTTTTTCTTCTTATTATAGTAAACTTCTTCAATTTTAATATCAAAATCTTTTGTCATATTATATATAATTATTAATAAATTTATTTATAAGTTAGTTTAATTAAGATTCAATTTTTTTTTTGATAAAAAAAAATTCTAAGATAAAATATGATTATAGAATATTTATATGTTTCAATTTTTTTTTTTGATAAAAAAAAATGAGTTATGAAATAATTATTTTTATATATTATAATATTATGTTTGGATTTCTATTTTATAGTTCTAGATGTGAAGGGTCTGCAAATTTTATTAGACATATTACATCAGAAAAAATAAATAATTTATTTAATCTTATATCAATTGATACAATGACTACTGAACAAATATTATCTTTAGGGATAAAACGTACACCAATGTTAGTATTACGAAATCAAAATAATGAAACAATTGGTATCCATGAAGGTTCTGCTGCATTTGAATGGTTAAATAATCTCATTCAATTTAGAAGACAAAATATGGCAAAAATTGTAGAACAAAATAGAAAAAAATTAATTCAATCAAATAATGCCCAAAATACAACGAAAGATAATATTATCGGTAAATCTGATGATATTACTGGAATATCAGATAATTTTTCTTATATAGATATTGATTATACTCCTTCAAAATCATTTTTACCATATGGTCAAGATAATGATTATAAAATTTTAACTTTTAATGATAATCAAGGAAAAATTACTAATAAAGATATGTCAAGTAAAATTAATGAATATAATAACACAAGAAATGTTACAGATAATCAAATTAAAGAAAATATTACTAATCAACTTAAAAATAATATAATCAATAATATTCAATCAAATAATAACTTTTAAAAAAATGAATAATAAAAAATGAATAATAAAAAATGAATAATAAACATTTTAAGTATAAATATTATAAATAGATATATTAAAATAGAAAATGGTAAAACAACAAATGAATAATATTGGACCTGCTCATTTTAGATCAATTATGAAACAACAAAGAAATAATAATTATAATTTAATTAAAGTATTATGTGAATTTATTGATAATATTATTAAAAAATGTAAAGATATTAAAATTACAACAACATTAAATGAAACAAAATTATATGAAATAAAAATTTATGATAATTATGAAAAAGGATTTGAAAATATAAATGAATGTGGAGCAAAAAATCCTCTAAATATGGGACATATTCGAGATGGACAAGATGATGATGATGAAACATCTGAATTTGGTATTGGTATGAAAGCTGCGGCAATAGCATCATCAAATAAATTTACTATTTATACAAAAGTAAATGATAAATATTATAAAATATATTTTAATTTTGTATTAATGAGTCAAGAACCAGATATAAATAAATCATATAATCCATCAATAAAAATTATAGATGAAGAGGAATATAGAGAATATCATATGTATGATAATGGTTCTACTTTAATTTTGGAGGAAATACGTGATGAAATATATTCAGCAACAAATATTGATTCAATTACAAATGATATTAAAATACAATTAGGATCTATATATGGTAAAATGATAAATAAATATAAAGTAAATTTAACAATCAATGATAATATTGTTGAATCAGAATATGATTTTTTTGAAGATGAAAAATGTAAGATATTCACAAAATCTGCAAAATTATATTATCTTGAACAAGAAGATACTAAAATAAAACAATATTTAATTGAATATCCAAATAATAAATATTTTAAATATAATGATAAGAAGATTAGTCAAACTAAAGATAATTTAAAACATTTTGAAGATAATAATTATCGAGTATTATATTCAATTGATGAAAATAATAAAGAATGTTTATCAGTTGATACGACATTTACATATTTTATTGATAATAACGTTGATAAAATTACATCAGATATAGTTGGAATTTATAAAGATAATCGAAAATATAGTAATTTACCTTTAAAAAAAAGAAACGATGGATATCAAAATTATACTTTACATAAAGTTACATTTATGTCAAAAAAAATAGGAAAAGAATTAGGCATGACATATAATAAAGAAATATTATTGAGTAATATTAATAATAATTTAGTAAATTGTGTAGATGCTATAGTAACTAAAAATAGATCTAATTTTACAACAAGTAAAAAGTCTAAAAAATTTAAAAAAATATTACAAAAATTTAATAAATATTTTAAATGTGAAAAATATAATGATAATAGTAATTATAATCATCACGACAATAATTATGATGACAATCATGATAACAATTACGATGATGGTGATGATGACAATCATGATAACAATGACGATGATGGTGATGATGACAATCATGATAACAATGACGATGATGGTGATGATGACAATCATGATAACAATGACAATGACAATGACAATGATAATGACAAAGACAATGATAACAATGATGATAACAATGATGATAACAATGATAATAACAATGATGATGATGACAATGACAATGATAATGACAAAGACAATGATAATAATAATGATAATAATAATGATAATGATAATAATGATAATGATAATGATAATAATAATGATGATAAAAAAATAAAATCTACAAATACAACAAAAACAGAAAAACCTAAAAAAAAAGTAAAACAAACGAAACCAGTAAAACCAGTAAACCCAACAAAATCAACAAAACAATTAAAATCAACAAAACAATTAAAATCAACAACACAATCAAAATCATTAATATTAACAAAAAAAGAAGATGTAGACCATAATCCATTACAAAAATCAATAAATAATATTGAAAAAGATAATCATATGGATAGTTTTAATTATTTTTATCTTATACAAACTGCAGGTAAAAAAAATACAAAAATATATAAGATTGGAAAAACAGATCGTGAACCATTTAAAAGATTACGAGAATATGAGAAAGGATATAAAATATATTTAATATTAGAAACAACTAATGATAAAAATTTTGAAGATATTGTCATTAAAGCTTTAACACAAAATTTTATACAAGAAACTGAATATGGTTCAGAATGGTTTAGTGGAGATATTTATGATATTAAAAAATGTATCATTCAATTATATAATGAAAATGAATTAAATTAATAATTATTAAATTTTTTATTTTTTTAAATTCTTAATATAAAATAATATAACTATTAAATAATATATATAATATATAATGAATTCACAATCAGATATTCTTTTTTTACTTAATGATGCGATAGATGATTCTCCATATATAGAATATAAATCATTTCCATTTTTATCAAATACTAAAAATGATAATGATAATAATAATGATAATAATAATGATAATAATAATGAAATAACTTTAATTTGTTATAATTTTGCAGATGAAAAAAATAATATAACAGAATTTTTAAAATATAAAAAACAAAAATTATATAATAAATTAGCTAGACGTAATTATGATGATTATAAAGAAGTTTTACAAGATATATATTATTTTTATGAATTTAATTTAAAAGATATTAATAATATAAATTTTGATGATCCATTTGTATATAAATTTAATGAAATAAAATTAAATATAAAATATGATTATACTAATATAAAAATGCAAATATAAAAATGAAAATATAAAAATATAAATATATAAATATAAAAATGCGAATATAAAATATTTAAGAATTATATAATTATTATAATAATATAAATATGTCAAAAAATATTAATACAGATAAAAAATCGGATCTAAAAGATAAAAAAAATGACATAGTTGAATCTTTCAATAAAGTAGCACTTAACATGGTTACACATCTTGGAACTGAATTTAAAGATTCAATTTTTGGAAAAAATAAAACAATTATTAAAAATTTTTTTAAATTTAAACCAAATGAAACAATTATTATATTTTTAGAATCTGTTTATTCTTATGATGAATATCGTAAAAAAATTAAAGATGGTGATGATAAATTTTTTATGGAACAAACATATAATGATGCACTTAATGCTGGTTATGAAACACGTATTTTTGAATTTAAAGATATTTGGATTCGTATGACTCCACAAACAAAAAAAATAGTAAAAGAATCAATGTCAATGTTGATTGAACATTGTGAATTATATTTAGATATTGTTTCAGAAATAAATAAATTAAAAAAAATAGATGATTAAAATTGTTAAATTAAAAATTATTTAAATAATAGTCATTTTAATATAAATATATATTAAAATGAGTGAAAAAACTGGAGAATTATCTAAAAATGATAATAATCAAGACACAATAAATAAGATGATTTATATTTATCAAAATTTGTTTGTATCGAGTGTCATTAATATTGTTAATTTAATTAAATATGTATCAGAATTAAATGATGATAAAATATCTAATGAAAAAAAGAATAGTCATATAAAATTAAGACAAACATGTGATGATATCATTAATCAATATAAAAATAATAATACTAATGCTAAAAATACAGATGTCGATCAAGTAAGAATTATTAAAAAATGTTTTAAAGTTCTTAGTCATAATTATAAATTAATAAAAGAAAAAGATGTTGCATTATTTAATGTACGTAATGATGAAGGTAAAATTACAACTATTATTCCAGGATTAAATATTAATTTATGTGTTACTTTATTATCTGATGAAGAAAAAAAAAATCTGTGGGATAATATTGAATCTCTATTTGTAACATCCGTAAAAATGGTTTATACTATGACAGATAAATCTCGTCATGAACAAAATATAGTTGAATTATGCGAACAATTAGAACAAAAAGCACTTAAAAAATTAAATAACTTTTTTATGGGATTAAATATTGACAACAATAGTGATATTTCTATGGATCAATTAATGTCAAATGATATTATAATTCCAGGAACTGAAGCAAATTCTGGACTTCTCGGAAAAATAGGTGTTGATAAATTAATGAATCCATCTGCATTAGCTGATGAAATTAAAAAATTTGATGATAATGATATAAATGATACAATTAATACACTTACTAATATGTTAGGTAATGATACTGATGTAAAAGATGTATGTTCAACAATGGTTAAATCAGTATTAGCTGATATTCAAAAGAATGGTTTAGAAAATATGTTTACTATTGCCGAACGTGTATCTGGAGAACTTAATGATAAAATTGATCCAACAAAAATGGCTAAAACCGCAGCTGGAATGAATGATTTAATTAATAATAATAAAGATAAATTAAATGATCTCAAAGATGATAAAGGTAATCCACTTGGAGGAGATTTTATGAAGAATTTTCAAAGTACATTAAATATGGCAAAATTATTTCAAAATATGAATAAAAAATAAAAATAAAATAAAAATAAAATAAAATAAAATAAAAATAAAATAAAATAAAATAAAATAAAATTAATTCGTTATAAGAGATTTATTATAATATTAGTAATATTATAATAATGAGTCAAAATATTTGGGAAATTGTTACTGTAACTGATCTTATAAAAATATTAAAAGAACATGAACAAAAATTTGTTATAATAGCTATTACTTTACAAAATACACCAATTGAAATAATAAAAATACTTAAAAAATTTCTTAAAGATTATTCAAAAAAATATAAGAATATAACTTTTTTATATTTTAATGTTGCTGATAAAGATCTTGGTAGAATTAGTTTATTAAATAAAGATAAATCTGAATATCCTTTTTTATATCATATTTATGATGTTAAAAATATTTTTGTATCAGTAAATAGAGTAAATAAAAATACATTATATGAATCAATGTATGCTGTTGAAAAATATTATCAACAAAATGAATATAATATTACCAATAATATGGATAATCAAAATAATGATAATGATAATAATAATAATAATAATAATAATAATAATGTGAATAATGATAATGATAATCATAATAATGATAATAATAATGATAATAATATGAATAATGATAATAATTATACAAATATAGATGAAGATAATATGGTATTAAATAATAATGAGGAAACACAAAGAAAAGTTATTGAACATGAAAAATTATTAAATAGAATTTATTTATTTGAAGAAAAGAAAAAAAAACATAATAGAGATTTTTTAGAAGATATACAAAAAAGAAAAAAAAAAGAACAAACAAAATAAAAAATATAAAAATAAAAATATTCTAATTTTATAATATTCTAATTTTATAATATTCTAATTTTATAATATAATGACAGATAAAGATGATATTTTTTGGATAGAAAAACCAATGATTTTAATAAATAAATTTAATAATTTTATACCTACTAAAACCATGACAACAATCCAACAAATGAATGCAATTACATTATTTTGTATTTATGCATTAATCATTACAAAAATATTTGGTCTTGATAATAAATTGATTACAACATTTTTTGTTGGGGTTATTATTGTTTTAATAGTAATATATGTTAATAAATATAAATATGTTGATCAAAATAATTCAGAAAGATTTTTTGTAGAAAGTGGATATTATAATTCAGATGATGCATTAAAAATTGGTGGATTTTATTCTGAGAACAATAGAAATAAAGAATTAGATGAAATGGTTAGAAAAAAATCAGAAGAAAATCAAGCAATATTAGATGTTCCACGTGAACCAACTATTGATAATCCATTTATGAATCCAATTCTTAACGATTTTAATACAGAAAATATGCCTGTTCCTTCTAATGCGGATGATGAATTAATTCAAGATACTATTAATTTAACATATAATAAAGATTTATTCAAAGATGTTTCTGATTTGTATGACGCAAAAAATGTAGAAAGACAATTTTATACTGTTCCCGGTGGTGCCATACCAAGTGATCAGAATAAATTTGCTCAATGGTGTTACAATACTCCATACACATGCAAGGAAGATACTAGAAATTGTTATGTTACTCCTGATGATATTAGATATCGTAATAATTATAAATAGATAATTAAATAGTTAATTTAGTAAATAGTTAATTTAGTAATAATATTTATTTTTTTTCTTTAATAATTCTTTCTTTAATAAATTATTTCGTTGTTTTTATTTATTAAATATAAAAAAATATATTATAATGTCTAATTTATCTATGTCTAATTTATCTATGGCTGATGTATCTAGAATAAATAGATCGAGAGAAAAAACACATCGTGATATGAATGCTCGTCTTAATGATAGAGATAATATTGATATACATATAAGAAATAATAATATGAAAAATATGAGACCAACTAATCGTATTGATTTAGAAAGAGATGAATTTATGAAATGTTCAAATAATGATGAAGAAAATGAAGAATATGATCGTAATATTTCACAAATAGAATCAAATTATGATAGAAGAATGCCAATGAGACCAGAATTTAATATGAATAGACAAAGATATAATGATTCTTCCAATATGTTCCCACCTTCTATGAAAGATTTAAAAAATAATCGACAAATGAATAAAAAGAATGATGATAAATTATTACCATATGAAACAAATTTTAGTTTTGCCGATATTAATCAAGATACTAAATTAACTGATAATATTCAAGATAATAAAGTTTGTATTAATGGTATATCAAATTATGGATTATTTTTATTTGATAATTTACTCGAAACAATGAAAGGACCTTTTATTTTTAGTCCATATCTAATATATTCCATGTTTGGGGCATTATTTGTGGCAAGTGATGGAAATACAGAAGTAGAATTAAAAAATTATTTTAATTATCCAAGATCCGATATTTTAACAAATGGATTAAATGATATACAAACTATTATGGAAACTCATCAAAGTATACGTAAAGGTAATTGTATTATATTTTCAGATGATATTGATTATAATCCACAATTTTGTAAAAATATTAATAATTTTACAAAAGTTAGAAAAATAAATAAACAAAATTGTTTTGGAGAAGCTGAAGAAATAAATAAAATTATTTATGCTATAACAAATAATACAAAAAGATCTGTTTCAAAAGAATTATTAGAAAAATCATCAATAATATTATTAAATTATGCATCTATTAATCCAGTTTGGTTATCACATTTTACTAAAACATCATCAAATGATGGAATAAATTTTATGCATGCATATAATCAATCATTTGGATATTATGATCAACCAAATTTACAAGTTCTTGAAATAATGTCAAAAGATAAATTATGTTTAGGTTTAATTTATGGTGATACCGAATTAAATGAAAAATCATTAAAAATGATAATATCTAATTTAAAATTAACAACATTACAAGAGGTTAAGATTCCAAAATTTAAATTACAAACAAAAATAAGATATAATAATATTTTAAAAGAAACAGATTTAAAAACAGTTTTTATGGATTTAAAAACACCTTATCTTTTTAATTCTGATTGTGAAATTTCTGATTGTATTCAAAATATAGAGTTTAATTTAAATGAAAATTCTATTCCATCTGATAATAAAAATACAAATTTTGTAACATCAAAAAAATTTATTATTGAAAGATCTTTTAGATTTTATATCAGATCACAAATAAATAATTGTATATTATTTTTAGGTACTTTCTAAATAATATAAAGAAATCATGTTTTTATTAAAATATATGACAAATATTTTAATAAATAGAAATTTTTTAATAAATAGAAATTTTTTAATAAATAGACAATTTTTGTTAGAAAATAAAGATAAATTTATTAATATTATGAATTATTTTTTAAACGGTTTAGAAAAAGATAAAAAAAATAAAGAAATTAATAATAATATGATGAATACTTCTACATTAAATCATAAAGATATAATATTAGATGAATACCATAAATTTAATTATCCACAACACAATTTTAATAAAACATTAATTTTATACGTATTTCATGAATACAATGATAGAGTTATTAATTTTATAAATAATTGTATTTTTAAACATAATAATTATGATTTTTTAATTATTATTAATAATATTAATTTTGATATATCAATACTAAATTTACCGGAATATGTTAAATATATTATACGTGATAATATTGGGTTTGATTTTGGTGGATGGTCTAATGGTTTATTAATAAATAATTTATACAAAAATTATGATTCATTTATTTTTATTAACAGTTCTGTTTATGGTCCATGTATGGAAAAATATGATACTAGATTATGGACAGATATTCTATTAAATGGATTATATTATAATAATATTCGATTATTTGGTAGTACTATAAATTGTGAGAATGATAGAACACAATGTCATGTACAATCAATGGTATTTTGTATGGATTTAGAAACTCTAGAATATTTAATAACAAAAGAAATATTTTCTCTAATAAAATATTGTGTAACATTAGTAGAAACAATTATTGATAAAGAAATAAGAATGTCGCAAGAAATTATAAATAATAATTGGAATATTGGATGTTTACATAATTATTATAGAGATATAGATTTTACTTTTAAAAATCAAAATAGAGAAATTAAATATTTAAATGATTTAAATTATTATAATAAATTTTATGGAAAAACAATACATCCATATGAAATATTATTTATAAAGGGTAATAGAAATATTTATCCTAATTTTATTAAAAATTATATAAAAATAAATATTATTATATATATTCTTTGTCATAATGAAAAAAAATTACACGATGCGATGATTATATATGGAAAATATAATTGGGCAAAACCTATATTAATGAAATATCAAGACTATTCTTTTGAAAATGCATTTTGGAAACAATTAAATGAAATTAAAAATGAATGGATAAATTACGATATGGTTGGTGTAATATCTTTTAGTGCATATTCTAAAATTAATTTAGATAATATGAATTTTATAATTAATAATAATAAATATTATCCGAGATCATATTATAATTTTTTTGATACACTTATGTCAATTCCGAATTGGTCAACTCATAATTTAAAATATTTCGATAATATATGGTATGATATACTTGAAAAATTAAATTTTTTTAATGTAACACAAGCAAATTGTAATTATTGGATGTGTAAACCAAAATTAATGGAAAAATTTATTGATTGGTATCATGATATATGTTTGCCAATTATGTTAAAAAATAAATATATTTTTGAAGATTCTAAATATGAAAATACATTTGGAAAAGAAGAATTAATAAAATTATGGGGAAAACCATATTATCCTCATTTTCCATTTATACAAGAAAGATTAAATAAATATTTTTTTGTTAAAAATTATTCTATTGTTTTTTTAATATCACACGAACGTCTACGTACAAGCGCAGTTAATGCTATATTAAATGTAGAATCATATTATAAACAGCAAAATATAAAAACAATATTATTATATTTAGATGAACTTGATAAAATAAATATTGTTAATTTTATTAATAAAACATCTATAAAATATAATTGTAATCCAATTGTAATATGCAATACACTAGTATGTCATAATATTGTAGAAAAATTAATAAAAACAACTATACCAACATTTTGGTATATTCATGAGTGGTATGAAAAAAATGGTTATTTTGATTTTATTACTAATAAATCATATTTATTTGAATCAAATGTTAAATTAATATTTACATGTGAAAGTTCCTATAAAAATTACAAAACAAATTTTCCTAAATTAAATGAAAATTATATAATTATACATAATAGTCTTAATAAGGAAATATTAGAAATAAAAAAACAACAATCATTAGAAAAAAATATTGTAAAAAATGAAAATGATATATTTATATCTATTATTGGTACAATATGTGAAAGAAAAAACCAACAAAAATTTATCGATGATATTTTTTATAAAATAAATGATAAATATAAGAATGTTAAATTATTATTATTAGGCAATATTCTCGAAAAAATAACTATAAGAAGCGAATACATAAAAGACATGTTTATATTTAATTATATAAATAATCCAATACCATATATTAATTTATCAGATATTATTATATCATATTCTAATAACGAAGTATTTCCATTAAATATATTAGAAAGTTTTTTTTGTAAAAAACCAGTAATTTCTACTAATGTTGGAGGTATTAATGAAATAATAACTGACAATAAAGATGGTTTCTTAATAGAAAAAAATAATCATCAACAATGTTATGAAAAATTATCTGAATTAATAGAAAATCAAGATTTAAGAACAACTATTGGATTAAATGCATATGATACTTTTAATGATAGATTTGAAAATAATAAAGTAATGAAAAAATTTGATATTTTATTAAGTTATATAAATATGATTGATTAACAATTAACAATTAACAAGTAAAATTTATCTTGTAATATTTATTATTTATATTAAAACTACAAATTATATTTCTTAATTCTTTTTGTTCATTATAAAGATTATTTAAAACAAAATGATATCTTTTTTCTGGATCAATATTATTTTTATTTAATTCAAAATATAAATAATCTGTTTGTGAATCTTTTAATAAAATTGTACAATATCTTTTTTTCTTTGTTTCATTATATTGTTCTCTTGATATTTCAGTAACATTAAGAATAAATTTTAATTTATTGAATTTTTCTGTAAATATATTTGTTAAATCATTAATATTTATTTTATTTAAATCTATTTTAAAATTATCAAAATTATTATCAAAATTTGTATCATCTGAATTATTTTGATTTTCTAAATATTTTAATTTAGAATGATTAAAAATCATTTCTACATATATTGTTATTAATATTTCAAATAAAATTTCTTTTGTATTTTCATCTGAAAAAGCAATAAGTTGTGCAGAATCAATATTTTCATCTAATACTAGTCTCCATGCCAATTCTTCCGGTGTAAACGTATTATCTTCCATATTTTATTATAATATTAATATTTTAAATATATTTAATAAAACAATTAAATGCAAATATTAATTATAAAAAATATAAATATCTATTTTATATGAATAATACTAATTCAACTCTTGAACCTCGTCTTACAGAATATATTAAACGTAAAAAATTTTATGAATTAAATAATATCACAAATACAGCAATATCATTAGAAAGACAATATATGATAACAAAAGATGATTTACATTTAATAAAAGAATATAATAAAAATCAACAATATAATCAAGATTATATTAATCTTCCTACAGAAAATTATGAAAAAGATACTGACCTTATTAGTTTTAAACAAACTAATTTTCCAAGTACACAAATAGTTGATCCTAGACTTAATAGAATTAATCAAAAAATTAAAAAAGAAAAAGATGCAAACAAATTTCGTTATAATACATCAAATTTACAAAGATCATATGATATGTATTCTAGAGATTTTTCATCAACAACAAGTAAAGATTTTGAAAATGAATTTAATCTAGATAATATAAGAGATGATTTATCTAAAGTTGATAATGGTAATACAAATGTATATGAATCTAATTCACTTTTTAATACACATGAATTAGTTAATCCAGATAAATTTGAAAAAAATGTTAATTATATTTCACCACGTCTTCCATCACAACATCAATATCATGTTACTCCATCAATTGTATATAATCAAAAATTACATTATCAACGAGATGATTCTCAACAAAATTTATTAGGTTCTGGATTTACATATAGAAAAGCAAATATTCCGAATTTTGAAAAACAACATCAATTTGATCTAGATACAAGAAATAGTATACCAGCAATGTCAATGAAATCACGCAAATCTGAAGCCGAAAATTTATATACTGGTGTTGCAGAATTAACTGGTGGTCCGCTAAAAAATATAGATTATGAAAATTATATAAAATATGGTTATCCAACTAGTAAATCTAAATCGCTTGGATATGAAAATCCTTTTGAAAATCAATTTCAATATATAGATGATGATATTCAAAATCCAGATCATGTTGTGTTTGATAGACCTACACCGACAAGATTAGAAAATAGAGTAATTGCTAGACCTAAAAAAAGAGATATTTATTAAATTAAATTATAATATAAAAAATAAAAAAAATATGTTATATATTAATATATAATGAATCAAGGCAGTTCTAATAGATTACCATATGATGATTGTGCATATGCTCAAAGATTACACGATTCTACTACTCCATATCAATATAGAACATATGTTGGTGCATACGAAAATTGTGATAAATGTAAATTCGATAAATTTTGGAGACCATTTGATGCAGAAATTGTAGATGTAGAAAGTGAACTTAAAAATATAAGCAGACCACTTTCAAGTTGCGCATCTTTAAAATATAATCCAAAATGCAGAAAATCAGCTTCATGTATTAGTACATTTGATCCTTCTGTACCTGTTGTACATAATGCTGATGTTTGTTCAATTGTACATAACAATATTAAAAAAGTTACAAGTAATGGAATGAGAAAAACTTTAGATCTTGATTGTTCTAAAAAATAATTCTCATTATTTTTAATATAGTTAACTTTAATAAAAAAATTGATAAATAAATATTCTAGAAGTTTATTGATTTAATATATTAATATACTAATATATTAAATTATGGCTAAATCTATTCGTAATAACCGTGTTATTAATGATATAAAAGCTCTTGTAAATCATGATATTCCTGATACTATCCAAAATGTTAATATTAATGATGCTGATATTTATTCAGAACACGAAGTTGTATTAAAAGGTCCAAAAGATACACCTTTTGAAAATGGATTTTTTAAATTAATAATTACTATGCCAATCGATTATCCATATAAACCACCAAAAATGAAATTTCTAACAAAAATATATCATCCAAATATTACATCTGATGGAACTATTTGTATTGATATTCTTAAAGATCAATGGAGTTCTGCATTAAGACTCAATACTGTAATATTATCTATTTCTAGTCTATTAGCAAATCCAAATCCAAATGATCCGCTTGTTCCTGAAATTGCAAATGAATATTCATATAATCGTGATAAATATAATAAAAATGTTATAGATTATGTTAAAAAATATGCTACATACTTTTAATATATTTTTTTATTTTTAATATAAAAAATATTTATCTATATTTATTAATATATATGAATATTGGACATTCCAGCAAATTACCATATGATAAAAGTTATTATCCAGATCATTTAGATGAAAGTGTTGCTCCAGGTGATTATAGATTACAAGTATATTCAATTTATAGTCCAGATAGTTGTTTTGCACCAATTGGTATTAATCCTGGACCGAATGGTGCTGGTGTATCAACTGTACGTCATTATGGACCAGCAATGGCGCAACGTCTTGTTGATGTAGATTCAGTTTTATCAAATAGAAATTTACCTCAATCAAGAGCACGTGATGGACGTGTAAATATTATAAATTTAGAAAAAGAAAAATTATATAGTTTAAAAGAATGTTTAAGTAAATCACTTGCTCCAGAATATTCTCATCTTACAGCTATGCCCCAAAATTTTAGAGATTTACAAATAAATAGATTTTATAATCTTCATAAAAATCCACAAGATCCTATATTTTATGATTTTGCAATTAATACTACATTAGAAGCAAAAGATAATTATATACCAGCATGCCCACGTGTATTGAGCCAAACTGGTTTTCCTAAAGAAGATCCATATGTAGAACCAAAACCAAATTGTGTACCAATTCCAAAACGTTATTTATAAATAATTTAATATCTCTTAACATGCTTTTAGGTTGTTAAGAAATATTAAATTTATTTGAATAAATAATATAAAATATTTTTATAATATAAGATTATATATTATGAATTTATTTGATAGTGTAAATGATGGTGTTAATATTTTTAAAGATATATTATCCGGAAAATCAAATAAAAATGATGTAAATAATAAAAATGTTAAAAGAAAAGGTTCTGATAATGAAATGGTTTATGATTCTTATCGTCTTGATAATGGTATAAAAAAATTAAAAAATAAAGCAAAAATACGTCATGAAAAAGCACGCGATCCCGTAAAAACTGGTATCATACCACGTGGTATGCGTCATCCAGGAAGTAATAAAAAATCTATAATTGAAAATTTTGATCAAATACCAGATGATTCTGAGTTTAGTGATGATTCAAAATATCAAATGCCTGAATCAATTAGTACTCTTGAAAAAGATCCACGTTTAATTATTAATGAATCACAAAAATTATTAGATAATAGATATCATGAAAGGCAATTTGTTGATGCTACAGGTGTAAAAGATTCATTTTTAAATCAATATGAACCATTTAAATATGATATGAAAGGACCACCATCTTCTGCAAATGCGGTTAATCGTTCCGATTCATCTGTTTCAAGATTACAAGTAGAAAGAGATTTAGCTATCAAAGATGGTTATTCAAATTATGGTCAAACTCAAGATAATACATATGGAGTAGTTTCAAAAGAAAATTTTTTACATAATAATATGATTCCTAACTTTAAATCTAAAAGTTATGGTCCTGATGTTCTTGCCAATAAATCTAGAAATGAAACATTTCAAAGAGCTATGCAAACTTTTACTGGTAATGATATTAAAATTGCTAAAACTGAACAAAAACCTTTATTTTCTCCTTTAGCCGGTATTACAAATATTTATGGTACTCCTTCTATTACTCCATTTGTTGAAGATTATTATATACCTGGAAGAGAAAGAAAAAATGAATTACCATTTAGACAACAACGTATTACATCTGGTCTAAATCTTGGTTATAATGAAGTTAATAAAAATGGAGATAATTTTAGAGCTTTACCTAAAACTATTGATGAAATGCGAACTGCCGATAGAGTTCAAAAATCTTATACTTTCTCACAAGTTAAAGGCATGATGGGTCAAAATCGTGGTCCTGTAATTGGTAATGTTAAAAAATATCGTCCCGAAAGAACTGCCTATTGGGGAGATTTTAGATTAGTTCCTAGTCTTGGTTACATTCGTGCTCCAGCATTATATGGTGAAGTAAATCCTGGAAATTTGTCTACTGTTAATAGAGGTGTTGCTGATTATCCATTATATCATGGTCCTGCTAATAGTGCAGTTCAACAAGCATCGCCAGATTCATTAAGAGAAAAATTTAAAATTGATTTTAAACAAAATTTTAAACAAGCTGAACCACGTAATATTATGTTAGTTGAAGGTTTACAAGCACGTGACAATACTAATGCATATAATCCAACAATAACACAAAGAAGTAAACAACAAGATTATACCGGTCCTCTTGGAAATTCTCAAGTTTCTAAAGGTCATGCATTTGATATGATTACAAACATTTTTGATTTAACAAAACGTAATTTAAGTGAAAATACTGAACGATATGGTAATATTAAAGGTGATGGACAAAAAACAAAAACTATTGATTTTACAGAAGTTGCTAAACCAACAATGAAACAAAATACTGAGAATGTTGAGAGATATGGTACATTTATTAGTGATGTTACAAAAGGTAAAGCTATAGATTTTACAGAAGTTGCTAAACCAACAATGAAACAAATGACCGAGAATGTTGAGAGATATGGTGCATTCATAGGTGATGGTACAAAAGGCAAAGCTATAGATTTTACAGAAGTTGCTAAACCAACAATGAAACAAATGACCGAGAATGTTGAGAGATATGGTGCATTCATAGGTGATGGTACAAAAGGTAAAGCTATAGATTTTACAGAAGTTGCTAAACCAACAATGAAACAAATGACCGAGAATGTTGAAAGATATGGTGTATTCATAGGTGATGGTACAAAAGGTAAAGCTATAGATTTTACAGAAGTTGCTAAACCAACAATGAAACAAATGACCGAAAATGCTGAACGTTATGGAGCATTCACAGGTGATGGGATCAAAGGTCAGGCTATAGATTTTACAGAAGTTGCAAAACCAACAATGAAACAAATGACTGAAAATGCTGAACGTTATGGAGCATTCACAGGTGATGGGATCAAAGGTCAGGCTATAGATTTTACAGAAGTTGCAAAACCAACAATGAAACAAATGACTGAAAATGCTGAACGTTATGGAGCATTCACAGGTGATGGGATCAAAGGTCAGGCTATAGATTTTACAGATATTGCTAATCCAACAATAAAACAATTTACTGAAAATACTGATAGATTAGGTGTTATTACAGGTGATAGAATAAAAGTTCAAGCTATCGATTTTAATGAAGTTGCCAAACCAACTATGAGACAAACTACAGAGAAAACTGATCGAAATGGTGTTATTACTGGTGATAAACAACAAGTATTAGCTATTGATTTTAACGAAGTTGCAAAACCAACTATGCGACAAATGACTGAAAAAACTGATAGATCAGGACATGTATCTGGTGATAAAAATCCAGGATATTCAATTAATTATGTATTAATGACACCAGATGTCACAAATAGAGAAATGTATTCAAACCTTGATAGATCAAGAGGTGGTGTAGGTGGTACCCAACAAAAAACTAGAACACGTGAAGATGCAAATAATTCATATATAAATATAGAAAAAGAAGTAATTGCTAAAGGAAGAGCACCAACAAATTCAAAATATAATAAAGGTCCAACACTTGATTTTTCTACAGTCACACTTATTGAACCAATTCAAATTAAACGTGATTTACTTGGTTCTACTATAGCTATTCATGATAAATTACCGTTTATATTAACACGAACACCAACAGGTAGAACTGTACGTAATACTAGAATGAATGAATTTACTGAACAAAATTTAAATACAAATCCATATATTAATAATGTGGTACATCAATCCGTGCCTATAGCTAAATATTAAAATTTATTTATTATATAATAAATATCTTTGATATGTACTAACAGTATTATTAATATTAAATTCTTCTAATAATTTTTTTTCTATTCTACTTAATCCAGAAATGTCTTCTCTTAATAATATATCTGTATTATTTTGAATATTATAATCATAATTCATATTATTTTTTTTTAATATTTCATAAAATTCTTTCTTTAATTTTATTCCATTTTCATTTAAATCAGAATTCATTGAATTTTCTAAAAATTCTCTACTATTTTTTTCTTTATATTGTCTTAAAAATTTTTTTGTTTCTTCTAATTTATATTTTAATGATAATTTATCACAACTAGTACATTTCCAATTTATTGATCCTAATTTTATTTGAAATCTTTCTCCATGATCTCCATCGTCTTTCATATACCATATAAATGATGGTATTTTATCTACATCTATATCTTTTAATTTTATAGTTCTAGTTTTTTTATTTAAATTTTTTTTTATATCTTTATTTTGTTTATCTTCAATTAAATTTTCTATTCTATTATCTAACGGAATTTTATTAAGATGTATTATAGGTAATAATTGTAATTTTTTATTATTCAATAAATATACAATTTCATGTAAGTATAAAGGCTTTCCATCTATCATTGTATATAATATACCATTATTACCAAATATCCAATTTCTATTACTATTTTTTATTTTATCATATATATTTTTATCAAGTACTATTGGAATTATTTTTTGTTTATAAGGTATTTTTAATATTATATAATCTTTATTATTATGTTTTATATTAGATACATCATTTATTAATACCATTCTAAATTAATATATTATAATTATATATATATATTAATTTACTATATATTAATTTACTATATATTAATTTACTATATATTAATTTACTATATATTAATTTACCATATATAAAATTGAAAACAGCCTATCGGTATCAAATAATCATCATGATCACTACAGTTTTTATAAAAAATGTGATAATTTGAGATGATTATTTTAATGGTTACGAGTTATCTTTGATAATTCCAATCTCTAAAAATTAATATCCCTTAACAGCCTATCAGTGTTTTAACACTGATGCCAGTTAAGATTCATGTAACGCAAAGTTTAAAATTTAATTTTAAACTTTGCCTAAGGCAAAATATTTAAAAATATTTTGCGTTACTTT